CGTCGATATGATGAAACGTCGGGTTGCTGAAGACGACGGCGCACTACGGGAAAGCATTGGCTGGACGTGGGGCAAAGCTCCAAAGGGCAGCATGGTTATCGCGACAGTCGAAGCCAGTCTTGCTGCTGATTGGACGGTCACAATATATGCTGGCAACAAAGAAGCTTACTACGCGCGCTGGATTGAATTCGGTACGGTAGGCTTTGCCAACAAAGGCATGTTCCCCGGCACAAAGAACCCCGGTCAGGGCAAACAACCCTTCTTCTACGTCACATGGCGAGCAAAGGAGAAGGAAGTGAAGCGCCGTATTCGTCGAGCTGTCACCAAAGCAGCAAAAACTGTAGCCGCAGGAGGCTGACGGATGGACCCGGTATGGGAACTTCAAACCGCAATATTTGCGCGGTTATCGCAGAGTGCCGCACTGACAACGCTCATTGGCGCCGACAAGGTTTATGACAACCCTCCTGCCGATTCCAATGGGAGCATACCAGCCGCAACATACCCTTATGTTTCATTTGGCAGCGCTTCGTCTTCTGACGACAGTGCCGATTGCGTTGACGCCGTCGACGTTACTTTCCAAATTAATTGCTGGTCGTCTCTGCCAAGCCAGAAACAGGTTCGGCGAATCGCTGACGTTGTCACCAAAGCACTTAGACGATGGGAACCGCCGCTCGCGGTGAACGCTCTCGTCACCTTCGATTATTGGCGGACTGACTACATCCGCGCTCCCGGCATTAATCAGGCTTCTATCCAGTACACGGCAATCATCGAGACGCCGTAGCCGCAGCAGCCGGAATTCACAATTCAATCTTTTTCAAGGTCGCTATAGGCGGCCTTTTTTGTTGGAGGCCGCATTGGCTCAAGCGACAACTATCAAGGGCGGTAAATTCCGCGTCCTTATCGGCAACGATGCCGAGCCGATTGTTTACGAAAACCCTTGTGGCTTCACACAGCGATCGATCACAATTAACAAAGGTCTTGAAGAGGTCAATGTTCCTGACTGTACCGACCCCGATAAGGTCGATTGGGTTGGGCGCGATGCGACCAGTCTTTCGATGAGCATCAGCGGCGAGGGCGTACTGGCAGCTGAAAGTGTCGATACCTGGCTAGATGCCGTCGATAGTCTCGAATCCATTCCAGTTAAGGTAGAGTGGGAATTTCCCGCAAAAACCATTACTTGGACCGGCTTCATGCATGTTGAAAGCATTGAGGCGGGCGCAACCAATGGCCAGCGCGCGACGCTGAATGTCAGCTTACAGTCTGACGGTGTTATGGTTCGTACGTCTACCCCGGCAACGCCATAATGAGCCGAGACGCATCGATCGAGCTAACTTGGGCGGATGATGTTTACACATTCCGCCTTGGATGGAGCGAACTCGAAGCACTTCAGGAGGCCTGCGACGCGGGCCCCTGGGGTATTCTTGACCGACTCCATAACAAGCAGTGCCGGTCAGGCGAAATCGCTGATGTTATTAGGCAAGGGCTCATTGGTGGCGGCCTGAAACCACCGGCAGCAACAAAGCTAGTTCAGCACTACGTAAAAGACCGTGTCTCTGACTTGGCCGAAAATCTATTATTTGCGATAGCAATTTTGCAAACGGCTCTCCAGGGAGCACCTGACGAACCCGTGGGGGAGCCGGTAGCGGCAAGTCAGGAGGGGAGCAGCTCGATAGTCTCCCCAACGGGAAAATCAGATTTGCCGCTATCTACGGAAACGGCGCAGTTTTAGGCTATACGCCGCAAGACGTTCGAAAAATGTCGATATGGCAGTACATGGCTGCACTTGACGGGTACATTAAAGCCAATTCTTCAGATGAGCCGGGCAAGTTGAGCGAGTCTGAAAAAGACGAGCTTTGGGATTGGGTTAAGGCTGGGTGATGCCGCAGTTTGCAAAAACGTATCCATCTATTGAGAAAAAGATGGAGCGGGGCCCCTATCGTTTTTTGTTCCAGACCTAAGCCAAGTTAAGAGTTCATTGCAATGGCTTTCTAGTGTGATGAACTCTTTACGCTCCAGCCAGATTTTGTCTGCTTCGTCTGAGCGACCCTCAAGATAATGATTTTGATACACGTCGATGATGAATCTGATCTGGGTTTTGCAAGTTTTTTGGATTGGCTCGATCTCTTTCACCAAGAACTTGCCACTATGATGCATATGTCGAATTTTTTCTTTGGCGTCTGCTAGGAGGTCGGAAGACTGAGCTGTGATCTCAAGAGATGAAGCCAATTTCTGTTCATCTCTAAGCTCACGCCGCGTTTGATGCGGTGGTGGGTTATTGTCGATTAGCGCAATACCACTTTCCATAGCTGCATGTTGGGTCTCGTATGCATCAGAATAGTAAGGATCATCATCGCCAAACGGTGCGGAAATACAATACGTCCATCCACCATCGGATTTGAAAACGGTTATCCTTGAACCTTTATAAATGCGTGTTTGGTTTTTGTTTTCAGATAGATGCCAGTTACTGCGGTTTGGTCGCAAGATCACAAATGTCGTTATTGCTGCGATAGCCAAAGCGCCTACTAAGAACCAAAACATCGTGTCCCCCGACTTAGTTGTATCTAGTTTAACGCATCTTGCCGGATTCGAAAAAGTCGAGGCATTTGCGCAGCCGGTTTACAAGCTCAGCCTGAGGCAATGACTTAGTGTAAGCTTCGTCGAATTTCGGGTTGATGCTTGTGATTTTGGCGCAGCCATCGGCAAAAGCCTGCCGTCGCATTGCTTCGGCGGAACGATACTCATTCCAAAAATAGTATCCGACAAACGCGATAATCGCGATGCATGCAGCGCCAACTAGTGCTTTCATCAACATCCCCAAGCTCGCGTTACTGCGAGCTTTTTTCTTATCAGGACATCGTTGAGTATGGCAAGAACCGACCTCGAAAGTCTGGTTGTTCAGCTTTCTGCTGACTTCAAGTCATTTGAAAAGAGCCTGGCCCGCGCCAACGATGTTTCTAATCGCCAGTTTAACGCGATTGAACGTCGCGCGCGCCAGATGAATAAAAATCTCGATGGCATCTTTACACGTTCGTTTAGCGGGCTCACAGCGCCGCTCGCGGGTATAGGTGCAGCGCTTGGCGTCGACCAATTGCGCAAGATGACAGACACGTGGACGGACATGACGTCCCGCGTCAATCTTGCCGCAGGATCGATTGATAAAGGCACGGAGGTTATGGGCCGTCTCGGTGAGATGGCACGCCGCACCTATTCCGACCTTTCGCAGACTGCTGAAAGCTATCTTTCGAACGCCACAGCCCTTCGCGAACTTGGCTATAATACCGATGAATCCCTCAACTACACCGAGGCGTTGAACAACGCGCTTGTCGTGTCTGGTGCCAAGGGCGATAGAGCAGCACGGGTAATCGACGCTCTCGCCAAGGCGATGGCAACAGGTAAGCTGCAGGGCGACAACCTGAACACCGTGATTGAATCGGGCGGCCGTGTTGCTGAAGCACTTGCAGCTGGCCTCGATACTACGGTCGGCGGTCTCCGAAAACTGGGTTCACAGGGCAAGATTACTGGCAATGATATTGTTCGCGGTCTTTCTAGCCAAATGGAAACTCTTCGTCAGGAAGCGGCAGATATGCCTGCAACCATTGGCGATGGCTTCACCCTGCTGAATAATGCGCTGTTACAATACGTTGGAAATGCCGACAGTGCAGCTGGTGTATCAGCTAAGATTTCCGAAGCTCTTGTGATGATAGCCGACAATTTCGACAAGGTGGCCGATGGCGCCTTGCAGGTTGCCGCCGTGATTGCGGGTGCCTTGGTTGGTAGATCGCTCCTTGGCATGATCCGGACACTCGGAACCGCTGGCGTGGCGCTCGGCCAGTTTAGGCAAGCTCTAGCTGCTGCAAGCACAATGGGCGGTCTGGCTACAGCTTTCGGTGGGCTTGGTGCAGCCGCTGGCCCTGTAGGCATGGTCATCGGTGGCGCGGTTGTTTCGTCGCTTATTCTCTACAATTCAACAGTCGGTGAATCGAGTCAGGGAGCAACGCTCTTTGCCGAACGCCTCAAGAAGGTTGAAGATGCTGCGAAATCATCCGGCAACGCTGTTGAACAGGCCGGC